ATTTCTAGGGAAGGTAACGCTAAGACAGTTATTCGACCTGAAGTACAAATAGCTAATCAATCTTTTGTTAGAGTCTTTCAGCTCTTAAAAGAATTTGGTTTAACTCCTTCGAGTAGGGCTAAGGTAAATTCAATCGAGAAGCAAGCACAAACCCCCGACATCAAAATAGAAAACTTCTTCAACAACGATGAATAACCTACAGAACATAGATGAATCCAAGTGGTACTTCGATGAGAAGAGTGCCAAGAGAGCTGTGGACTTTATCGAAATGTTTTGTCAGCACGTAAAGGGAGATTTAGCAGGACAGAAGTTTATACTGGAAGAGTGGCAAAAGGTTGACATTATACGCCCTTTATTCGGTTGGAAGTCTAAGAAAACTAACCTCAGAAAGTTTCGCCAATGCTTTGTGTTTATTCCTCGTAAAAACGGAAAGACAAACCTAATGGTGGGTATCGCACTCTATATGCTTTTCTCTGATGGAGAGAAGGGTGCGGAGATTGTATCGGCTGCTGCTGATAAAGAACAAGCTAGGTTATCGTTCTCTATCGCAAAGCAAATGGTTTTGCAAAATCCTGAGTTACTTAAACGAGCAGGTACTTACAGAGATTCAATCACTTACGATAAGGTTGGATCGTACTACAAGGTAATCTCAGCAGACGCAGATACTAAGCACGGACTAAACCTCTCTTGTTGTTTACTTGATGAGATACACTCTCACAAAAACAGAGATTTATATGATGTTTTACTTACTTCTATGGGAGCAAGGAAAGAGCCTCTTATGCTTGGTATTACCACGGCAGGTGCAGGTCATCAAAAGGACCATATTTGTAAAGAGCTTTACGACTATGCTAAGAAACTTATCGAAGGCTCTATCCAAGACGACTCGTTCTTAGGCGTTGTGTACGAAGCTGATAAAGACGATGACATCTTTGACGTTGAGGTTCAAAAGAAAGCCAATCCAGGCTTCGGTACGATTATCACCGAAGAGTATATGCAACAGCAATCGGTAAAAGCAAAAAATGAGCCTTCCTATGAAAACACGTTCCGTAGACTTCACCTAAACCAATGGGTGGCTAACGAAACCAAATTTATTAGTGACGACAAGTGGATGGAGGGAGATGTTCCTGTAGACGCAAGACGATTAGAGGGCAAACCTTGTTACGCAGGACTCGATTTAGCCTCGACTCGCGACATTACTTGTCTATCACTTATGTTCCCTGACAACAACGATGGGTACGATATTATTCCGTTTTTCTTTATTCCCGAAGAGAACGCTTACAAACGATCCGAACGAGATAAGGTAGACTACCTGAAGTGGCACAGAGAGGGACACGTAATCTTTACTCCTGGTGACGTTTGCGATTACAACTACATTAAGCAAAAGATACGTGACTTGAGCGAGATATACGATATTCAAATGATAGCTTATGATAGATGGAACGCTTCACAAATCGTAATAGACCTTACAGAAGAAGGCTGTCCAATGATACCTGTCGGTCAAGGTTATCGGACTATGTCGCCTGCAACAAAAGAGTTCGAAACTTTAGTGCTTGGAGGAAACATTCGTCACGCAGGAAATCCTGTACTTAGGTGGATGATGTCAAACATCGTACTTACCCAAGACCCCGCAGGTAACGTAAAGCCGAACAAAGCGAAGTCTAACGACAAGATTGATGGTATCGTTTCGTGTCTAATGGCTTTGAGTGAAGCAATGAAAAACAAAAATAGTGGAACAGGTTATGACGACAAGGAAATTTTCTTTATCTAAAGGCGAGATAATTACACTACACCAAAGTAGTGTTAGAGCGATTTGCTCAAGTGTTTTGGCTAATAACAAAGACTATCACCTTTTAGACGACTTAGTCCAAGATATTAACCTTATTTTGCTTTCACAAATGAGTGAAACTATCGAGTCTTTACACGAAACAAATCAAATAGAGTATTTCGTGGCTCGTGTGGTCGTTAATCAAGTCTTGTCTACCTCTAGCCCCTTTCACACGACTTATCGTCTTAAACAGCCTAAAACACCCCTTAAAAGCGATGATTACGATTCACTTCCTGACCGACTTTGGGAAGAGATATTCAAATTAGACAGCCAAAAAGCAAAAGATATTGTGTATTTAAGGTTCGAATATGGGCTAAAAATACAAGAAATAGCTAAAATTAAAGGGTGTAGTATCCGCTATATACATAAGGTTTTAGCACGTTCTTTAAAAAAAATCAAAAATAATTCGAAAAATTAGTTCACATTTTAGGTGTTTTTACTATTTATAGGTGTATAGTTTTTCATAAAATCAGACAATTTGGGAATATTTGACTTTTTTACACAAAGAAAACAACCTCTTAAGCAAGAGGAAAGAGGTCTTTACGGACAGACTATACTAGGACCAACTTTCGGTTCACAATCAGGCGAAAACGTATCTAAAGAACAAGCAATGCGAATAGCAGCGGTTTGGTCTTGCGTAAGAGTCTTATCAGAAACAATCGCTTCGCTTCCAATATCGGAACACGAAATTGACCTTGAAACTGGCAATAAGAAAAAATTAAACTCCCCCTTAACTGATTTAGTAGGTAAACAACCTTCTCCTTTATTTAACTCTTTTATGTTCTTCGAGCGTATGCTAGTTGACTTGAGCTTAGATGGAAACTTCTACGCTTACATCGAAAGAAACGGAGCAGGTTTACCTATTGGATTGCACCCTATCCAATGCGTTGATGTAGATATTTATATGTCACCTGATGGTAGAAGTGTATATTACGAAATAAATCAAAACAATACTAATTTCGTTTACCCTTACACAGGTAGAGTAAATGCAATCGATATGATTCATTGTAAAGGTATTTCTCTTGATGGTATCGAGGGACAATCACCTATTGAGTCACAAGCAAACACTTTAGGTATATCTCTAGCCTTAAACCACCACGCAGGTTCATTCTTTAAGAACGGTGCGTCTGTGGGAGGTATTCTTAAACACCCTGGGACTCTTAAGCCCGAAACAGCTAAACGTCTTAGAGAATCTTGGTCTAACAACTACGGTGGATCGGCTAACACAGGTAAGACAGCTATACTTGAAGAAGGTATGGACTTTATGCCTAAGATGTTACCGAACAATCAAGCACAGTTCTTAGAGTCAAGACAATTTTCTATAAGTGAAATTGCTCGTATTTTTAGAGTACCGAACCACCTTATAAATGATTTATCTGCTGCTAGTTACAACAACATAGAAGCACAGCAAATAGACTTTGTGGTTCACACTATTACGCCTTACGTAAAAAGAATTGAAACTGAGTTAAACTCAAAACTAATTCCGTTTAAGAAGCAAAATACACAATACTTTAAGTTTAACCTAAACGCTTTACTTAGAGGTGATTCTAAGTCACGAGCTGACTATTACAGAACTCTAGTAAACATTGGTGTGTTATCGCCTGATGAGGTACGTTCATTTGAGGATATGAACCCGATGGGTGGAGAAAGCGAGAAAGTCTATATGCAATCGAATATGATGCCTTTAGATAAGCTAGGAGAGGACACATCTAGGGAAAGTATTAACAATAATATTAAAGAAGATGAAGATGAAGAATAATAATAAAGAAGTTAGAGTGTACTCACAAGCACTTGAGGTTCGTATGGAAGAAGATTCTGACGAAATCAAAGTGACAGGTTACGCTTCTTTGTTCGACCACGAAAGCAGAGATTTAGGCTTCAGAGAAGTTATCTCAAGAGGTGCGTTTGATGGTCGATTAGATGACAATGTAATTTTAACATTTAACCACGATATGAACGCTATCTTAGATAGAAATCACGGTGGTACGCTTAAATTGTCTGTAGATGATTTAGGTTTAAGATACGATGGTACGTTACCTAACACAACGGTTGGGCGAGATGTCGCTGAACTAATGCGTAGAGGTTTGCTTTACGAATCTTCGTTTGCCTTTACGGTAGAGGATGACGAGTGGAGTAAAGATGGTGATGTAGCAAAGAGAAATATCAATAAGATCGGAAGGTTGTTTGATGTTTCGATTGTTGGTGTTGGGGCTTACTCCAATACTGATGTAGCTTTACGTTCTTTGGAAAAGTTTAACAACGAAACCGAAGAGGTTAAAGAGGAAGAGGTAATAGACCTTTCGAATATTAATTTATTAACTAATGAGTTAAAACTCAAAAGCAAACTTTAAAACAAATGAAAAATTCAGTTGAATTAAAGCAAGAAAGAGCAGGTTTCATTACAGAAGCTAACGAAATGCTTGAACTTTGCAAAAACGAAACTCGTAACTTTACTACTGAAGAGCAAGTATCTTACGATGAAAAAATGTCTAAAATAGACGAACTAAAAAAATCTATCGAAATGATTGAAAGACAAGAAAAATTAAACGCTGAGATTGCTTCTAAAGTAGTAGCACCAATATCAAATGAGCCAAAAGAAGTAAGAGATTTTTCTTTCTTTAAGGCAATCAACGATTTCACTAACGGAAAGTTAGATGGAGTAGAGCGTGAAATGCACGAAGAAGCTGTAAACGAAGCTCGTTCAGCAGGTACTTCTATTGCAGGTTTAGGTATTCCTTCTTTTATGTTAGAATCTCGTGCTAACGAACCAACTCAAGGCAGTTCAGCTATCGCTCCTAGAAACGTATTAGGATTTGCTGATGCGTTGAGAGAAGCGTCTGTATTTAACAGAGTAGGTGCAAACATCTTAACAGGTTTAAGTGCTAACACAACTATTCCTGTAACATCTCAGCAAAGTGTAGCTTGGGCGACAGGTGAAATAGCTGCTTCAGCAGATGGTGGAGCTGATTTTACTAAAGTAGAATTAAGTCCTGTTCGTTTAGCTTCTCACGTTAACATCTCTAAAATGTTGTTAGCACAAAATGGAGCCGCAGCAGAACAAGCTATCATTCGTGACTTAGGTCGTGCTTCAGCAGGGGCAATCGATGGAGCTATTTTCTCTACAACTGATGTAGCTGATGCACCAGGTTCATTAGGAGCAACATCAGGTGTTTCAACTATAACTTCAACACCTACATATGCACCAAACGCTTCTATATTTGAAGATTTTATTTTAGCTGAAGCAAAATTAGCTGAAGTAGGCGGTCTTGAAGGAAACTTAGCTTATGTAGCTCACCCTAAATTAATGAAAGATTTGAAGCGTTCAGCTCAAGTTCTTGCTGTTAATGCAGGTATGCAAGGAAACTTAGTAAATGGTTACCAAACTTTCTTTACTAATGGTTGTACTTCTGATGCAGCAGCATCGGCTGATTTCTACTTTGGAGATTTCTCTAAAATGTATATGGGAATGTTCGGTGGTTTAGACATTATGGTTGATCCTTACTCGGTAGCAATCAATGGTCAAACTAGATTGGTGCTTAACCAATATATGGACTGGGGCTTCGCTAATCCTTCAGGATTTGTTAAAGCAACTTCTTTATTAGCTTCATAATAAATAGTTTTTAATTAAAGGGAGTCCTTCGGGGCTTCCCTTTTTTAACCTTTTTCACTTTTAATCTATGTACTTAGACCCAAATTTAAACATACAAGGCGATTTAGTTTTAGTAAACGACCCTACTACTAAGGTGGTGTCTTACGCTGATATTAAATCACAGCTACGTATTGACTCAAATGATGAGCAAAATTTGTTAGAAGCGTATATAGATGCTGCTACTGATATGGCTGAGAACTATTGTAATCGCCACTTCATAACACACCAATACAAACTTTACTTTAACGAGCAAGTCGATAAGGCTTCGTTAATATTTCCTAATTGCACTTTAGAAGAAGCAGGTTCTAATAAGCCTGTTAATTGGACAGATGCAAGTGGGTCTGCTCAAAGCTCAGATAAGGCGTATATAGACGCTTTCTCTAACCCTTCCTTAGTTTACCTTAGTTCGGACTTTCCAGGCACTACGCTTAAGGATAATGCGGCTAATACGTTTTACTTTTGGTTCAACACAGGGTATGGTGCGGCTAGTACAGATGTACCTGAAGCGATTAAACAAGCTATCAAGTTAATTGTAGCTGATATGTATTACTTCAGAGAAGATAGAAAGCGTCAGTTTCCTATGGCTTCTCAAATATTATTACAACCTTATAAGTGTTATCACTAGATGGCGTTTATAAGTCAAATAAAGGCAGGTGACTTTAACATTCGAGTAGAGTTAAGGGACCTTTCAGCTACACAAGATGATTTTGGCGGTGTGACTAATACTTACGCAACCGTTCATACTATGTGGGCTAATAAAAATGTTAAATCTCTTCGTGATGTCGAGGAGAAATTTCAAGGTAATGAGCTACAATCTTACTCTAGGTTTGTGTACACAATCCGATATTCTTCGGAAACAAAAAACATAAAATCTAATTGGGTTTTAAGAGAGGTAGGAACAACCAACGATTTAGATATTATTGGGTACGTAATTGACCCAAGAAAAGAATTTATAGAGATATTCGTAAGCGAGGATTTACCAACTGAATCACCTGTATAGATGGCTAAACCTACTATAAGTAAGAGTCAACTTATTCAAGTTAAAGGTATTGAAGATGTTAAGAAATCTCTAAAGAAATTAGGCGAAACTGAGAAGAGTTCTCGTAGCTTAATAAACAAAGCACTAAGACCTGCTGCCCAAAAAGCAGTAAAGGCTCTTAAAATGAAATATAAGCACAGGACTAAAAATAAAGTTCCTGGACAAAGATACGATGCTGCAACTAAAAAACAAACGGTTGGTAAATCTATAGCAGATTCGATTGGCATTATTACAGCTCGAAGGTCTAAGAAGCCTGGTTTATTTGTTGGAACAAGGTTAAAACACCTTAACCAAACTTCAGTCAAAGGTAAAAAGAGTAGAAATTTACCTGCGATGTTGTTAAACGGAACTAAAGAGCGTTTTCACAAAAGCGGTAAATCTACAGGAAGAATACAAAATCAACCTAACTTCTACAAAGAGGTTATAGATCAAAAAGGTGCTGATATTTCAGCCACAGCAGAAAGAGATATATCTAAGATGCTAGATAAAATGTTTAAAAAAGCAGGATTCAAATAGACGTATGTTTCAAGATATAGGAAAAGAAATAATATTAAGACTCAACGCTACATCAGCTTTCACAACAGCTAATGGTGGTAGTAATAAAGTCTTTCCTGTGATTATACCCCAAGGTGTAACATATCCTTCGACCACGTTCGAGATAACCAACGTAAGCAACTTTATGAGTAAAGGCAGCTCGTTGAACTCTTGTGACGTATCGATTCGGATAGCTTGTTTCGCTGACGTTTATTTAACAACATATAGTCAAGCTAAGGCAGTAGTAGAAGCCTTAGATTTGTACGAGGTGGACTACACCGAAGATGGTGTGACTTATACCGCTAAGTTTAGGTTTGAAACCCTAGAT